GAAGAATGACCTTGTTGGGCTTATCTGGTTGAGTGAGGACACAACCTCACACCAGTTGCATAGATACGACACCTCCTATGACTACAGTGCTAACACTCTAGCGTTTGATTTCACGATGGTAGGACTACCGGGTATCAACGATGTTAACGGTCTTGTTATGACCGTGATCCATTTGGATGATACACCTCAGTATGTCCGTCTTGCGAACTATGCGTCGGATGTTGCTCTTGATGGGCTAAGTGGTCATGTCTCACTGGACTTCTCAGTCGTGAAGGCCGGATGGGATGACACTGACACTGTGGATTGGACGACGGTGAAACGAATGTTCCTGTCGCTGGTTCCTACAACCTACTCATCAGGAGACACCACACCTCTACCAACTGAGGTCACGTCCACGATCAGTTTGACTAACATCGCTGTGACTGGCCCTCAGGTGATCAAGTGGGATGGCAGCACAGATGCTCACAGCTTGAAAATGGCTGACGGATATGACGACTCCTACCATCTCGCACCTAAGCGGATTGTGGAGGCTGCATATGCGCTAGGCTATCGAGATTGGTATAACGTCTACATGGGACTCTCACACCACCACAATGTAACGTGGTCGGAGACTGAGAGTCGCTTTATCTGCGATCCAGCTAAAGACCCTGTTAACGCCACCGCCCGAGCGTGGTGGGATGATCTAGTCATCAATCTCGTAGCTCAGGGCTTCATCAACATCGTGGTGTCAATCTCCTATGAGATTATCAACTACCAGATGCCACTTGCATGGCGACAGTTGGACTACGCCGGCAACCCCGGTCGATCCGGTTGGGACCCTCCGTCTGAGTTCATCTCCCCCTGCAATACGCAAGCATTGAACTTTCTGATTGCGGAGGCGAACTACCTCATCGGCCGCATCACGGCACTAGGAGGTAATCCGGTCATTCAGGTTGGTGAGCCTTGGTGGTGGGACGGTGCCTACGGTGGTAGTGGTCCATGTTTCTATGACGGTTACACTACAGCAGCATATACAAGTGAGACAGGAAAGGCCGTCCCTACACCTTACCTGACGAGCATTTCATCCAGCTATGTTGGCCATGAGGACTACCTCTATTGGCTCCGACAGAAGCTTGGTGACTCGACTATGTATATTCTCAACACAGTTAAAGCAGCTAATCCTACTGCCGAGACATCAATCTTGTTCTTCACGCCTCAAATTATGGCGTCACCAATGTTGCTCATTATCAACCTACCTGTAGATCACTGGAAATATCCCAACTTAGATATTCTCCAGATCGAGGACTATGATTGGATCATTGATAAGCATTGGCCTCACCATGATACGACGTGGAACACTGCGTTCACATTGTTGAACTACCCCGTGGACAAGGTTCAATACTTTGCTGGCTTCAATCTACTCCCTGAGGATGCAGATGAAGTGTGGCCCGGTATTCTCTTGGTGATCCGTGAGAGCATGAACAAGAGTGTAACTACGTTCATCTGGGCTAGACCACAGGTATGGCGAGACAACATCATCTGGGATGATCGAGAACAAATTTCAGTTAGTGAAGAATAATAAAGGAATACGTTGAAAGAAAGTTATCCCCTCAGCATCAAGCAGGTGCTGAAACATGAGGGTGGCTATGTCAATCATCCGTCTGATCCTGGTGGTGCCACTAACAAGGGCATCACTCAGCTAACCTACAACGCATGGCGGAAGTCTAAAGGGCTTCCCATGCGCTCGGTCAAGCTCCTTGAGGACGCTGAGGTTGGAGCCATCTACAAACAAAACTATTGGGACAAGGTTCATGGCGATGAACTTCCCGTTGGCGTTGATTACGCCGTGTTCGACTTCGCTGTAAACTCAGGCCCGGCGCGTGCTGCCAAGTTCCTCCAACGTCTGGTTGGAGTTGCTGCTGACGGCATCATCGGTCCTGCAACTGTTATTGCGGCCACTGCTAAGCAGTTTGGCCTCGTTGATAAACTCTGTGATGAGCGATTGCGCTTCCTACAGACACTCCCTCACTGGAGAGTGTTCAAGAATGGCTGGACTAGCCGTGTTGCAGGAGTCCGTGCTGTCGCAAAATCTATGAGAAAAGCATATGCTGGAGCGCAAAGCGCATGATGAAACTACCCTCGTTCATTAGTGGCTACCTCGTAAAGCGCCTTGCCGCTGGTGCCACTGGTGGCCTCGCTGTGTTGTTCGGTCAGGACATCGCAGGCTCACTCGCTGAGCTACTTACTGACCCCAAGTTTGTTGAGCAGGTGTTTAATTGGATTGGTGGCGGTTTGATGATTTATGCCGCCATCGCTCGCAAGGATGTGACACCGGCCAAACAGACGCTCGACTCTGTTGAGCAGACGATCACTGAGTATCTTCCTAAGGAAATGGACATCGACCCGTATCCGGGTTGGGACTATGACCCTGTGAATGGATGGGTGCGAGTTGATGAACCTGCTCAGTAACAGCGCCGACTCCGACCAGAATGAGCGTATTGCAGTCCTTGAGACGAAAGTTGATGGGCTGCATGACGATGTGAAGGAACTCATGGGCCTGTTAAAGCCCATGGTTGCCCTCTATCAGGCCGGAAAGATTGTGTTGAGCATTGGTGGTTTTGTCCTGAGCTACACCCATTGGGATCAGGTCAGTGTATTTCTGTATCAATTGTTCGCAGCCCCTAAACACTAACAAACGGAAAGCTAATGTCTGATATTATCATTGATACGCCGAAGGAGCATGAACTGGTTGAGACGGTCGCACGTCTTGAGAAGAAGGTTGACGCTCTGACTGTCCTCATTCGTGACCTCGTGAAGGCGGCTAAGCCCGCCAGTAAGTAACCACCATGGGTATCCTCATTGACAAGCCGGTCATTGAGACGGCTGCGGAGACCCTGTTCTACATTGCAAGGAGTATTAAAACCCTAATGTCCACTGTTGATGAACTTAAGGCTGAAATTGCCGACCTCAAGGCCCTCGCTGCTGTCGCTCGTGCAACGGTGCCGGAAGATGCTGCCGTCATGATTGCGTCGTTGCAGACGCAGGTTGACACGCTGAACGCCACTATCACGGCGAAGGATGCAGAGCTTTCTCAGAAAGCCAATGAGATTGCCGCTCGCCCGGCGACGCAGGCTGATCTGGACGCCCTCAAAGCTGCTCTCGACGAGTTGAAGGTGCAGCTTAGCGCGTAAGCACCGTAAGCATTGCTAACTCAGTCTCACCCTTGGTTACGACTAGGGTGAGCCTCATTTACTACAAGGCATAAATGAACCGTCCTATTAATTTCAGTGCTGCGCTTGGCACTGATAATGTCATCTGCGGGCCTAATGAGGTGCGTGCGGGTGACGATGTTATTTCCGTCCAAGTCACAGCACCCGGCACCACGCCCACCGTGTTGATGGAAGTGTCGAACGATGGTGTGACGTGGGTGTCCACGACTGGTCGTGCTGTTGGCACATCTGGTTCGCCTGCTGCGAACATCACTGCCGCTGGCATGTGGGCCTACATGGTCCAATGGCGCTTTTGGCGTCTCCGCTCAACCGCTGGCTCCGGCACCATGACTGGTGTTGCTGTCGCAGGTTCGGGTTGGACAATCTAATTTCTCTATAGGTAAAATATATGGCTCAACGTATCAATAATAACTCGGTGCTTGGCACTACCGGCATTATCTATGAAGCCAAGGTCCAGCACCTCCAAGGTCTCAATCTGAGTGTCATCGACAACGGCGGTGGTTCCACCATCACCTTCTCCTCCGGCTCGGATGGAGTGACCTATGGTGGCACTCCGGTTGTCTACAAGCCTGATGGCACGCTGCTTGGCGGCGCTACGGCAACCGCTAAGGGCCGCTACTTCGTCGATCTGCGAGGCGTAACCTACGTTAAGATTGCTGTGACGACCTATGTCTCTGGCAAGGTGATCACGGATGTTGACGAAGCTGCTAGCGCTGTTGTTGGTCGTATTACCACGGCCATTAAGACGGGTCTGACGGCGCTTGGTAGCTCGGCTGCGACGGCTCTACCGATTGTCGCTTGGTTCAACCACTTCTCTACGGTTGCTGCTTCAACTGGTGCTGCTTTGCCGGGAACCGTTCCTGCGGGTGAAAGCGTTGTTATTCGCAACGATGGAGCGAACGCTCTTACGGTTTACCCGCCCACGGGAAAGACGGTCCACGCATACAACTCACTCAGCTTGAGTGCAGGTGCTGTTGGTCGCTTTGTCTCTGATGGCAATGGCAACTTTTGGGTGCTTGGTAACTAATCAAATTAGGGGAGGGTATAAAGCTCTCCCCATTTCAACAAGGAGTTCATATGGCTAAGGCCAGTGAGGAACTGCTTGAGAGTCTGCATAATGCTGTCGCTGAGGACCTGCTTGATAAAGTGAAATCAGGTGAAGCAACTGCTCAGGAACTGAGTGCAGCAATCAAATTTCTCAAGGACAACGGTATCGAAGCATCGAGGGCATCGAGTCCCAACTTAGACAAGCTGGCTCAGACTGCCCTGCCGACCTTCGAAGACGAGGATAATGAGTTCGTAAGAACCGAAGGTTCAAGTGGTCGCACCTTACAGTGATGACTATCTCAGGAGGGTGAAGTCGGATTTTAGAGTGTTCATGTGGCTTGTATGGAAGCACATCAATCTCCCTGAACCGACTCCTCTCCAATACGACATCGCCAACTACCTTCAACACGGTCCTCGCAAGAAGGGCATTGAAGCTTTCCGTGGTGTCGGTAAATCATTCATCACATCGGCCTACGCCTGTTGGGCACTGTTAAACGACCCACAGACTAAGGTCTTCGTTGTGTCGGCATCGAAGCAACGTGCTGATGCCTTCACGACATTCACCATGCGTCTCATTGATGAGATGCCTATCCTTCAACATCTCAAACCAAGAGAGAACCAACGTGCATCTCGCATCGAGTTTGATGTGGGTCCTGCCATCGCAGATCAGTCTCCATCCGTCCGATCTGTCGGCATTACCGGCCAGCTTACTGGAAGCCGTGCAGACATTATCATTGCAGATGACGTGGAGGTTCTGAACAACGCTGCTACCGCTGACATGCGGGAGAAGCTGTTAGAACGCACCAAGGAGTTCTCTGCCATCCTCAAACCTCTGGAAACGTCACAGGTGATCTACCTTGGCACTCCACAGACTGAGGACTCGATCTACAACAAACTGCCTGACACTTTTGAAGTCCGTGTCTGGCCCGCTCTAATCCCCACTGAGCAGGAGTTAGAGGGTTATGGTGGTAGGGTAGCTCCCTACATCCTAAAGCTCATGGAGACCCTTCCTGCGGGTGCTCCTACCGATCCCAGACGGTTCACCTCCATCGACCTAGCCGAACGACAGGCTGAATACGGTCGAGCAGGTTTCGCCTTGCAGTTCATGTTGTCTACCCGTCTGTCCGACGAAGACCGCTACCCGTTGAAGGTGCGTGACCTCATCGTCATGGATATCCAGAAGACCAAAGCACCTATGAAGGTGGAGTGGCTTCCTGACTACAAGAAGGAGCTTAAACAGCTTCCCAACCTTGCCATGCAGGGTGATCGTTTCTATGGCCCTGCTGCTTACTCAGAGACCTTCAAGGAGTTCACAGGGTCAGTTATGGCTATCGACCCTGCTGGGCGAGGCAAGGATGAGACTGGTTACGCCGTGGTGAAGATGCTCAATGGCTTCCTCTATGTCCGTAGGGCCGGAGGTTTGTCTGGTGGTTACGATGCTGCAACTCTTACCGAACTAGCGAAGATCGCTAAGGAGGAGGAAGTCAACTATGTCGTGATCGAGGCTAACTTCGGTGACGGCATGTATGCGGAGTTGTTCAAGCCGATCTTGGCTGAGCATCGACCCTGCATCGTTGAGGAGGTCAAGCACTCCGTTCAGAAGGAGCGCCGGATCATCGACACCCTTGAACCTGTGATGGCGGCGCATAAGCTGGTAGTAGACACTAAGGTCATCGAGGATGACTATAGGACTGCACAGCTATATGAGGCTGACAACAAGTTCACTAAGACCCTCATCTACCAACTGAGCAGACTCTCCTACGATAAGGGTTCACTAAAGCATGACGATAGGCTTGATGCCCTATCCATCGCTGTGAACTATTGGGTGGAGAAGATGGCTCAGGATGCCAACAAAGGCATCAGCAATGAGAAGCAGAAGCGCCTCGATGAGGAGCTAAGGAACTTCGTCCAAGGTAAGCGTGACTCAAGCTTGATGGGCGGTCGTATACAGGTGAACCTCTCACCTAAGGCCAATAAGAAGAACGGGCGGTGGTTTAGCCTCAAAGGGCGGTAAGGCCCTCTGGAACTTCAAACCCAGCCTCGCTGGTAAGCGAAACGGGGAGGGCAGCTAGTATGGTAGCTCTCCCCCTCAAAACTCACCAGTGAGGCTCCTACACCCCTTAGAATGGATTTCTATTCTGTTGCAGACAAGAATGTAGCCCCAGTTAACATATATATAACCCTATTGATACACCTCCTCTGTCCTTCTTTTTTGTTTACCTATGTCAACATAAGTCGACTAGTGTTGACGGGGGGAGTTATACTTGGTCAAGAGTTGTAAGCGTTGGTGCATAGCCCTACCAGTAGGATCTATAGAGAGATACTTAGTAGATCAATGAAGAGGGATATAGTTGAACATTAGTTTGAATATGCCTGACACTGCTAACATTGTTAAGCTCGTTGTTGACACTGGTTCAAATTCGTAGCAAAAATCCGTTACCCCAACCGCTAAAGTGCCGGCGAGCGCTTCCCCCCGTGGGGTGGGGTGGTCCTTCACCCAAACGGGCAGGCCACCTGCTCGACCGGGTGAGGGCTTGCCCTGCTCAACAGGGTAGGCAATGGGTAGGTCACACGCCGAGCATGGCCACAGCATGGCGTAAGCCATTGATTTTATTCATGTGCAACCGGATTGCTTATCCGCTAGCGCCATGCCAAGCCGGGCGAACGGGCTGGCGAGCACCATAGACTACTATTCTACTAGATTAATAGACTGTTCATCTGTCTTTTATGGTAATTTTTTTCAACTGGCACAG